ATGATACCAATACAATTAGAATGGAGTGAAGTGAAGGGAAAACGATTGGAGTTTGAGTTCAACAACCACTTGCTAATGGCTTGGTTATTCGTAGTAGATGGGGATGATATCCAAAAGATATGGGAGTTTCGTTTTGAAGAGGCTTAACTACAAATGAAACGAGAGGATGTTATATATACATATATACCAATTGTAAACTACAATAAAAAACAATGGCAAAAGGATTTCAAAAAGGAGTTAGTGGTAACCCGAATGGTAGAAAGAAAGGAACACCTAATAAAACCACTGCTGAATTAAAAGAGATTATCACTCGTATAGTTGGTAATCAGTTAGAGCATATAGAAAATGATTTGAATAAAATCAGAAAGAACGACCCGGCTGAAGCAATGAGGTTATCTCAAAAGTTCATAGAATATGTGTTACCTAAACAAACGAAGATAGATTTGGAAGGTGAGTTAAATCATAAGGTAAGCAAAGTAGTTATAGAAATAAAAAAGAACAATGGCACAGTGGAAAACAATACCGAGTCATCCGAATTACCAAGTAAGTAATTTAGGTGAAGTAATAGGACCAAAAGGAGTAACTAAAATTAATAAAAATAATAGAGGTTATTCAGCAGTAGCACTATTTGATAATGGAAATAGAAAAATCAAATATGTTCATAGATTAGTAGCTGAATTATTTATACCAAATCCAAATAATAAAAAAGAAGTAAATCATATTAATGGTATTAAAAATGACAATAGAGTAGAAAACTTACAATGGTCAACTCGTTCTGAAAATATGAAGCATGGTTATGATAATGGATTAATTAAAGTTCCAATTATGTTTGGAAAAGATAATCCATCTTATAAGCATGGTAAACAATCTGGAAATTATAGAGGTGAAAGAAAAAGTAGATTATGCAAGTAACTATTAATACTACTATAACATTTGAAAATCTACTTGAATCTAAAAGTAGAATCAGCCAGCATATTGGGGGCACTAGAAGTGGTAAGACATACGCCATTCTTCAGTATCTTATTGTACAAGCCCTTGAAACTCGTCAGACCATAACAATAGTAAGGAGAACCATACCATCGCTTAAACGAACAGTAATAAAGGATTTTAGCGATATCTTAAAAGGATTGGGTATTTGGTCTGAAGATAACTTTAACATCTCTGATAGAACATATAAATTAAATGAATCAATAGTTCAGTTCATTAACTCTGATGACCCAGAGAAGTTAAGAGGTTTAAAGTCTGATATCTTATTCATAGATGAAGCATCGGAAATAGATGAAGAAAGTTATTTCCAATTATCCATTCGTACATCAGGTAAAATTATTTTGGCTTATAACCCTACTATATCACCTTACCATTGGTTAAGAACAATGAAGGATGTAGAGAGGTTTGTTACTACATATAAGGATAACATCTACTTGCCAACTGAAATGGTTAAGGCAATTGAGGAATTAGAATTTAAGAATCCTAAATATTGGAAGATATATGGTAAAGGTGAATTTGCGCCGAATGATAAGGCGATATTTCAATTTGATACTTGTGGGGAGTTTGATGCTGATTTTGTTGGTTTTGGGATTGACTTTGGGTTTAGTTCTGACCCTACTGCACTTGTTGCTGTATATAAAAGCGGTGATAGATTGTATTTGGAAGAGTTACTTTACGAAAAAGGATTAGTAACAAAGGATATAGCAGATAAACTAAAAGCATTAGATATAACAAAGTCTGAAGAGATATGGGCAGATAGTGCAGAACCAAGACTAATAGAAGAATTATACCGAATGGGTTTTAACATAAAGCCAGTAACCAAAGGAAAGGATTCGATTAAGTTCGGTATATCAGTAATGCAAAACCATAAGATATTCATTACAAACAAATCACAAAACCTAATCAACGAAATGTATGCCTATCAATACGCATCGGATAAGTATGGTTATGTAACAGATACACCAGAAGGTGGATTAGACCACTTAATAGATGCAGCAAGGTATTGTTGTATGATGAAGTTATCACAAAAAGCACAAAAGAAAGGAACATATGCAATCACAATCGGAAGTTACAGGCACTAATCAAATGTGGACTGAACAAGAAATAAAAGAGCTCATTATGTTTGCTCAAGAGATAAGAGTAGCGAATGAGGATTTAAGAGCAGGTATCATTGCGATGCAAGCCAAATTAGAAAACGAAGAAAGAAAGGTAGCCGCTTTGAAGTTTCAAGTGGCATCAATGCAGTTACAATTAATAAACTCAAAAATATGATAAAGGAAATAGAAATCAAAGTACCAACGGATTGGACAGGTATTAGTTTAAAGAAGTATTTAGATTTACAAACTGATTTAGAATCATACAAAGATGATGAAGCAGCGATGACATCTACTATGTTATATCACTTATGCGGATTAGAACCACAATATCTGAATAGCTTATCAATTGAATCATATACGGAAATTAAAAACACATTAGGTAGTTTTATTAGGAATACTGAATTACCACTACAACGAATTATAAACATAGATGGTGTTGAGTATGGATTTGAACCTAACCTATCTAAAATGGCATATGGTGCTTATGTTGATATATCTAAATATCAGACAATTGCAATTGATAAGAATTGGGCAAGTATAATGTCTATCTTATACAGACCTGTAATAAAGAAACAATCAGACTTATATTCAATTGATACTTATAAGGGTGATGATAATTCAGCTAAATTCCTTAATGTAGGAATGGATATACACTTTGGGACACTTTTTTTTTTGTTAAGTTTATCAATGGACTTATTGAGTTTTACCCTGAGCTCTTTGACTCAAACGGAACTTCCACCCAACATCAAGTCAATTTTGGAAAAAAGTGGGGTTCTTATGCAGCCATTATTGACTTGGCAGAAGGAGACATCCTTAAAATAGATAAAGTAGTAGAAGAACCATTGGAAAAATGTCTATTATATCTGGCATTTAAAACTGATAAAGCTGAATTAGAAAGATTAATGCATGTTGAAGCAATGAAAAAGCTTGGTTCATAATCATTTTTATATTTTTTAATGTTATTACTAAAACGGAACTAAATGGGTAGATGGTCTAATAGTCGAAATGGTAATTTAAGATACTCGGTAAATAGAGAAAACAATAGTGGCATTTACCTTGGTCCTACACGCGGTTTGAGTTCTCCAAAGAATTCAAAGCAAGCATGTTTGTGTTTAGATAGTAACACATACGATGTGAGATGTTGTCAAGGTGCTTTAATGCAACAAGGGATTGGACAAACCCAAGCAGCAAGAGAACCAAGAGGTGGATTCTCTGATGGATTTAGTAATGGATTTGAAGTAATTTTATAAAATATAAACATAAATCATGGCAGAAATATCGAAGCAGGCCTTATTGGTAGCAAACAATACCGATTTTCCAAATAATAATGCAGGTGCTATTACACCGGCAATTCTTCGTTCATATAATACTGATATGATTGACTCAACAGTTAATCAAACTCAATACAATACTAATTCAGGAAGTTGGAACATATCAATAGGTGCTTTAAACGCATTTACTGCATCACAACAACCTTCATTTAATGCATTGAATGCTTTTACGGCATCTCAATTGACTATTAATACAGGGTATAATGCAGCAACACAATCTCTTTCAGCAAGTATAGCACCATTACAACCACAAATCAATTCATTGAATAGTTGGACAAGTTCAGTAAATCAAATTGCTGATAATGGTATTGTACAAGGAACATCAACAAGATTACACTTTTATGGATTAGTATCAGCAAGTATTGTACCAAATGTAAACGGAGCAATTGCTTCTATTAACATTGAACAAGATGGTACTAAAGTAGATACAGGTTCGTTCAACGCATTAACACAATCAGTTAATGGTATATTAGATTATACATCATCCTTAAAAACAGCAATTACAGTTAATGGAACATCAGCATCAATTGCTGGTAATTTAGATGTAGTTGGTACTATTACTGCAAGACAAATCAATACATTAATTGAATCATCTTCAATAATATTTAGTAGTGGTTCAAACATATTAGGAGATGCAGATAATGATACACAAACACTTAATGGTAAGGTAACAGTTTCAAATGGTTTGACTGTAACAGGTAACTTAACTGCAAGTGCATTAATTAATGGTGTAGATTTATATCCATTCTATACAAACACAAACTCTACAACTCAAAGTTTAAATAATTCGGTAACTTTATTAAATTCAGTTAGTGGTTCGTCTAATGCATATACTGCATCTAACAATACTAAATGGAGCACATTAGGATTATTAACAGGTAGTTACGCTGTAACAGGAAGTAATACATTTAGAGGAAAGCAAACTATTACGGGAAGTATTGTATTAGGAAATACATCATTTTTAGAATTAACACCATCATCATCAGCTGGTGGTAACTCTGCAATTAGAATATATACAAAACCTTCAGGTAGTAGTCCTGATTATTGGTTTAATATACAACCAGTTCCATTTGCAGGAAATTCAGTAGCATTTGCTAACTTTAGTAATGGTGGAGATACTCACTTTGTTCTATATGATTTAGATAACAATAGAACTAATATGGAAACCCCATTAAGTATCTACAATACAAGTCCTGGTATTACAATGGCATCGAACTACCAAAATAGTGGTTCAGCATATAATGTGACATTTGGATATGTAGATAATACTACTGACCCAGCGAATGTATTCTCCGCAATTGCTTTAATAGATGATAAAAGTGCATTAGGTATTGGTTTATCGTATAACTCATATACTCCATACTACGCAACATCGACACCGATGATATATGCGAATCAAACTTATAGTGGTTCAGATGCAGCAATCGCATTCCCAGCTGACAGAATTGATGTATGGAAACCTTCATCTTTTAAAGTACCTGTACAAGTAACAGGTAGTGTGACTGGAAACATAGTTCCACTAACGATTACATCAAATACTGCAAGTATGAATTTAGCTGCAGGTAACTTCTTTAGTTTAACATTGGTATCAGGTAGTACAACAAGATTGACTGCAACTAATATCAAACCAGGACAAACTATAAACTTATTATTAACACAACCTGCATCTACGGGAAGTTTGACATTCTCACCTTCATTTAAATTTAGTGGTGGTGTGCCAGTATCAGCATCTCAAGCAGCAAATGCAAAAGATATAATTACCTTTGTAACATTTGATACATCATCTGTATATACGGCAATTATTAAAAACTTATCTTAATATGAGATTTACACCTTTCGCAACATTAGCATCATCAGGTTTAGCTATCGATTATTTAATAGTTGGTGGTGGTGGACCTGGTGAAGCATCTAATCAAACTGATTATGCAGGATATGGTGGTGGAGCAGGTGGATACCTAACGGGTTCAACAACAATAAACTTTGGTACACAATATCCAATAAGAGTTGGTTTAGGTGGATTTACAAACAATACTGACCTTACTATCCAATCATCATCATTTAACGGATTAGCAGCAGGTGGTGGATACGGAGCACAAACAGGTCCTCCTCAAGCATATGGTTTAGCAAACACAATCGTTTGTGGTGGTAAAACTTATAAAGCTGGTGGTGGTGGTGCAAGTGGTGCAGGAACTGACCCATCTTGTAGTGGTACTGATGGTGTAGGTGGTAATGGTGGTAATGGATTGACTTGGTTAGATGGTAACACTTATGCCGGCGGTGGTGGTGGTGGAACTTATTCATCAATTGGATTAGCAGGAACAGGTGGAACTGGCGGTGGAGGTAGAGGTGGATATAATTCAGCAGGAGCACAAAACGGAACTGCTAACACCGGAGGCGGTGGAGGTGGTGGTTCACAATTTAATGGATTAGGTGGAAATGGAGGAAGTGGTATTGTTATCATTAGATATCCAGGTAATAGAATACTGCAAGGTGGTACAATCACTACAACAGGCGGATACACCTACCATACTTTTACAACAGGTAGCACACTATTTACATAAAAAATAACTATAATTTAAACAACCTTTGTTATTAACAATATAAACAATTAGATATGAATGCAAAAAATGTATTAAATAAGATTTTAGGTCTTTTGTCATCAGAAGAAGTATTATTTACTGATGCAAGAACAGCAGAAGGAGCAATCTTACAATCTCCAACATTTGATTTAGGTGAATCAGTAGAAGAAGTACACGAAGATGGTACTAAAACTCCAGCACCAGATGGCGAACACGAAATCGCATTAAAAGATTCAGAAGGTAATGAAGTAATCATCAGAATCGAAACTAAAGATGGTAAAATCGTTAGTAGAGAGAATGTTGAAGAAGCAAACCCTGAATTACCAAAAGATGGTGAGCAAGAAATGGAAGATGTTAAGACTGAAGAAATCCCTCAACAAATCCAAAAAGACAAAGTAAACGAAGTACCTGATGCTAAAGGTTCAATCGAAAAAGGTACTTTAAAAGCATCAGAAGAAACTGATACTGCAGAAGGTTTACCTGAAACTGAAGATAAACCAGAAGATACAATGCCAACTGAAACTGATATGGCTAAAGTAATGGAAGATTTATCTTACAGAATACAAGAAATGGAAGCTAAATTAGCTAAAATGGAAGCAATGTATCCTCCAGTAGCATCTGAAGTAGTACAAGAAGAAGAAGGAATCAAAATGAGTGAAGTTGAAGAAGAAGAGTTACCAAAATTAGATGGTGCTCCAATCGAAGAAGGTTCTCCATTAAAGTTCTCTTCACAAAAGAAGAATAAAGTAGGCAAAGATGCACAATCATCTTTCTTATCTAAATTATATAACTAATTAATTAATCAATTTCAAAAAGGAAAGAAAATGAAACTTAAACAAAATTTCGCACTTCCTACTGTAAACAACACAACTTACGCAGGTGAGGCAGCTTCTGGCTACATCGCTGCAGCGTTGTTATCGGCTACAACATTAGATAACAAATATGTTACTATCATGCCGAATGTTAAGTACAAAAGTGTAATCCAAAAATTAGACGTAAGTGGTATCGTACAAGATGCATCTTGCGACTTCACAACTTCAGGTAGTGTATCTATCTCTGAACAAGTATTGACACCAAAGGAATTACAAGTAAACTTACTATTATGTAAGCAAAACTTTGTAGCATCTTGGGAGGCTTTACAATTAGGATTCTCTGCATTCGATGAGATTCCAAAATCATTCAATGACTTCTTGGTATCTTATGTAGGTGGACAAGTTGCTCAAGCTACTGAACAAGCTATTTGGCAAGGTACTTCAAGCAATGGTTCATTCCCAGGATTCCAAACTGCTTTATCTGCTTCAATCGCAGCAGGTGGTGCAGGAGCAGTATTGCCAGCAAGAAGCACAGGTGGTTCTTCAGCAATCATCTCTGGTTCAATCACAGCAACTAATGTTGTATCTGTATTAACTTCAGTTGTTGATACTATCCCAGCAGCAGTTTATGGTAAGCAAGATTTATTAATATATGTACCAACAAACGTAGCTAAAGCTTACCAATCTGCAATGGCAGGTGGTGGTGCATCTGGTTTAGGAGCAAACGGATGGAACAACCAATTAAACATTGGTGAAAAACCAATGAACTTCAATGGTATTGAAATCGTAATGTGTCCAGGTATGAGCGATTCTAAAATCGTTGCAGCACAAAAATCTAACTTGTTCTTCGGTACAGGTTTATTGAGTGACTACAATGAGGTTAAAGTAATCGACATGGCTAACATTGAT